TCTTACTAATACCGATGGCCCTCAAACTCAGGCCAATAATGAATCACGGCAAAATACACTTATTCTTTCTGGAACTTTAACAGCCGTTCGTGTTGTTCAGTTTCCAGCCACGCAAAAAACTTACATGATTTATAATAACACTGGGGGTGGATATGCTTTAACGCTACGCCTGGGCGCGGGCGGAAATACGATGTCCGTGGTCAACGGAAAAATGCGTATCGTCGCGACAGACGGAACAAATTGGTATGATGTATTTAGTTTAGCGGGATTAGGTGAGTCATGGGTAGAAAAAACAGACTCTGATTCTCCTTACACAGCTACAGACGGTGATAACATTTTTGTTGATTGTTCAGCAGCAGTAGTCACAGTAACCTTACCTGCATCGCCTTCTATTGGAAATCAGGTAAAAATAATAGATGGCACAGGAAGTGCCGCTACTTATAACATTACAGTTGGTCGTAACTCTGAAAAAATTCAGGGAGCTGCATCGGATTTAACAATCAGTACTAACAATGCTGGTATTTCTTTGGTATACTATGATTCAGATGAAGGGTGGAGGTTAAAATATAACGACTAATGGCTAATTTACAGGATATAACAAATAGAAGTGAAGTAGGCACAATTAAACCATGGGGTAAAGCAACAGCTCCTGTTGGTTATGTGTTATGTGATGGTTCTGCTATTTCACGAACCACTTATGTGGATCTCTTTGGTGTTATTTCTACTACTTATGGAGTAGGAAACGGATCAACAACTTTTAATGTTCCAGACCTTCAAGGAAAAACTCCTCAAGGATATGACGGCAATACTTATAATTTAGCAGCTACAGGGGGCGCGAATACTGTAACAGTAGCTGTCACTAATAACCAAGCGGTAAGTTCGGTGACTAATACTGTCACTAATAACCAAGCGGTAACGGTCACAGGAAGTATTTCCAATACCTCTTTGACCACGGCTCAATTAGCTTCTCATGCTCATAATATAGAGTCCGCAGGTCAAAACCCTGATCCTCCTCAACGTAGTGGAATTGGAGGTGTTACTCATGCTCAACCAAATGATTGGCCAGGAGTACCATATGCTCAAATTGCCAATGCAGGATCTGGTACAGGACATACTCATGCTCATACTTTAGCAGGAACTTTGACAGGAACTGTGGCAGTAGCGTCTAGTGGTGGTGCTTTATCTGGAACAGTAACAGCGGCAGGAAATAATACTTTTTCACCATATGTGGTGGTTAACTATATTATTAAACATTAGGAGAGATGAATGGCAACTAACCTAGTAATATCATACAACGACAGTATAAATGTCGATGGTTCTATTATTGATTGGGTGGATAAAGGAAATGCAATGCCTTCCTTACCTAGTAATACTCACTATGTAATTTGGACTGACGCAGTCGGCCAAAATGAAATTCAAACTAAAGATCCAGCTACAGGAGACATGACAGGCAATACGGATTTAAATGCTCTTACTGATGCTATAGGATCTACTACGGTTCAGGCTTTATTGGATTGGGTCGACACACGACAATCACAGATTAATTCAGCGAAATTCGATTATGGACATGCTCTTGAACAAGCGCTAACTGTGTGGATAGATGGAGGAGGATCAGAAGAGGATTTTACTAGCATCAAAGCACCTTTAGCATTTGATTGGACAAAGACTTGGAGAGACTACGACGAAGACTATAGTTAATTTTAGATCATTAAATTGGATCATCAACCCAAAAGAATTTTTGTTTTTTTTCATTCCATTCCCATCTTCCATGTGGGTTCTCAGACCCACGATTTTCCAAAGTTAAAAACTTCCTATTATGTTCTACGTTCTCTTCGGTTTTTTCTTCTTGTAAATTATTATAAGGACCATCTTTATTAACATAATGACAAAATACTTGATGATGCCAGCTAGGTTGAGGTTGAGTAAAAATAGGGCGCCAATGAGACACTTCACATCCTTTATAAATAACACCATCTCCTGATTTAATTATAATGGGTTTATTTTCCATGCATAAAGGCCATTTATAATTAGGATCATCATAGTAATAATTTAATGTCATGGATAAACTTATTTCACAGGAAGCACGGTCTTTGTGGATTTCTAAATTAGCTCCTGGTAAATAAATTCTATTATAACAATAAATTGGTTGGAGTTGTAATCCCGTTTCTGCTTCCATACGGGGTTTAATAAAATGTAAAAGATGACGATACATCTCTGACTCCTTGGAATGAACACCATGGGACATAGGAACTTGAGTATCCCCCTTGTAATCTTCTGTTGTTATAGACCAAGAAGAAAAAAAATTAATTAATTCATCAGATATAATTTCTTTTACGTATTTATATTTTTCCTTCATTAGTGAATCCATGTAATAAGAGCATGACGATCCCCCTTTGTCACAGGGGTAACAGCATGAGGGAAACAAAAATTACTTGGAAACATGATGGCACTTCCAGCTTCTTTTTTAACAATATACTGTCCATCAAAAAAAGAAAAATCACCCCCATCAAAATTATCGTTTAAAATAAAGGAACAACTCAGAACTCGAGGACTTAAATCATAATGATCTACATGAGTTTTATATTCTCCTTTTTGAGATCCTTTATACAATAAATGATCATAACCTGAATCTTCTATCGTTAATCCTGTAGAAAAATATTTAAAAGTTTTTCTATAACGTTCTATTAGATCTGCTACAACTTCAAAAATTTCCTGATCAAATTGAGGATCTAATCTTTTAGTGTAGCAGTTCCTAGAGGATATTTTAAGAGCTCCATCTCTAACTGTAGCCTGCTCAAATGTTAAATCAGGTTGATGGATTATTTTTTCACAAGTTTCTTTTTTAACGACATGAGGATATATTTGTATGTAGTCTTTTATTTTTATCATTTCCAACTCTTTTTCTGCCAAAACATTCTTTTATATCTGTCTATAAACTTACTTTGTAATAAATTTATTGTTTTTCGGTGTCCTTTTTCAAAAATAAAACCTGACCATTTTTTCCATGATTCTCGCTTAAAAGGAATGACTTGAACCATGGGGTCTCCTTTTTTCATTAAAAATTGTTTATCTCGTTTGCGCAAAATAAAAGGAAAATTAATTACATTCATATAACTATCGGTATCTACCATTCCTTCAATTATTTGAAAACGATTTTCCCCATAGCGATTCATTGGATGGACAAAAAGACAACTGTATCCTGGGGGAGTTTCAATTAGCCATTTGTTTATAAATTTTCCTGCATGTTCTCCTGTAATTTTTTGCCATTCCTTAGGTAATTGAATACTGTTATGAAACCCAAAGTCAGTTTGTTCCCTATTAGCCGGTGTTATACTAAAATCTTTTTCCACAGGATCTATTAGATAATCTTGGTCAAAAGGAATTATATAACCGGCAGTCATAGAATCTAAAAAAGGCATACAGGTTTTAACAGTAGGACTATGAAAATTTCCTTTTTTATGCCGTTCTAATTTTTTATATTCGTCAGGGATAAAATAAATAGCAGGTTGAGGATGGGGCCATACATTAACCATCTCTTGGCTGGTAGCTGTAAATTTTATTTTTTTACTAAACATTTTTATAAATCTCCAAATTAGATGAAATGATTATTCTTTCTTCACTTTTAGGGGGAACTGTATCGTGAAATAAACTAGAAGGAAAAATCATGAATCTGCCTACTTTTGAAAAAGAAGTAAATACTTCTACAAGACTCGTAGGATTAGGGCTGAGAAAGCGAGTACTTCCTTCTTCAGTAAGGTAGAAGATACTTGAATAATTATTAGTGGAGCGATGCTCTAAACTACGTACATGCCGATGAGCTACATGACGTCCCTTAGGTCCATAAAAAGCTGTCCAATATTCATTAACTTTAAAAAAATAATTCTGATTAACAAAATAATTACCTACCATTATCATTAATTTTTCATATTCAGGAAGTTTTACAGGATTTTTATAATCAGAATGGTAAACTCCTTCGCCCCCTAAACTTGAATATATTTGACTGTAGGATTTAATTAATTTTTTCTTACTTATTACTTCATCAATTAATGGAGATATTTCTTCTTTCATAAAATCGAATTGAATTAGTTTGGTTGGAAAAATATCGAAATTATTAACTATCATTTTGGTGTTGCTGTGAAATTAAAAGACATGGATCGTCTGACTTCATATGGTGTTTTCGTTTTGAAAGGCATTACCGAATGTTGATGATCAGCTTGAAATATATAAAAGTCTCCTACCTTGGGAAATATATACTGTGTTCCTTCACCATTAAGCGTTGTAAAAGCTAAGTGTCCGTCTTTAAATTTATGGGGATCTTTGGCATCGTTTATAAATTCAGGTATCTTTAAAAATAAAACAGTAGAATATCCTGTGCCGTCATGATGAGTATGAGGAGGATTATATTCTCCCCTTACCATATCGTTTATCCAGCATCCAATAATTTCTAAGTTATAAGGAACCGCCTTATTGCTTCCATAATGAATAGTGGACTTAATATAATCATCCATGCAAATGGAAATCTTTTTGAATGCCGATGTCCCCCCAATAATAGGTAATATTTCCAGTTCAGAATCTAATCGTCCTGCTAATCGAGGTCCATAAGACTTAAGATAATCTTTAGCTTTTTCATATTTTTTGTTTAACTCATCAATATCTTTTTTTGATATTTTATATTTCTTAATAATTCTTCCAAGAATGAGTAGTTCACTTTTTATCATCGGTTTCTCTTTCTTTTGGATAATGTACATGATAATTGGCTGCTAGTGTAATGCGTGTTTCATCGGATTGATTAGGGGTTACTGAATGAACTACATTCCCATGAAAAACTATTACTGTTCCCTCTACAGCATCAACCGTTAATTCGTATTTATTTTCATCGAGCTCACTCTCGAGTATCCTCTTCTCATTATACACTAAAAATTTACAACTATTTTTAGGAACTTTAACAAAATAGACGATCGAATAGATAGATGGACGATGATGATGAGCAACTGCGTAGTGATTTTTGGTATAAAAATTTATCCATGAAGATTCAATACATACACCAGGAACTTTAAATTTTTCTGTTTTCCAAATTTCAGGTAAAAAAGTTTTCATAATAATATTAGAAATATGATTTACCGCTGGATATTGTGCATGAGAATCCCAACTTGTTCGTGGGGCTTTTACATTACATTCCTCTAGGGGCTGTGTAGAATATTTATGTTTGTCTTTATTCTTTTCCACCAACATGATATTAGAAATTTGTGTTTTCCAATGCTCATGATCCGGCATCTGAAAAGACCATAACTTTTCCGTGAATAAGATATGTTGGGTTATCATTCTATTTTCTGCCTTTTTCATACCATACATCAGGGGCTAAATAAATCTTTTTATTAATTCACTTCCTTTTTGAATAAGATTTTTAGCGTTAGTCGTAAAACTAGTAACAGAGGCATTATCTTTTGCGAATTTAATTAAATCAGGAGAGGGGTTGGTGTTTTCTACTAATTTTATAGGCTCGCTTATTTTATCAGCATGAAAAACAAATTCACATAATATATCACGCCGGGTTATGACGATTCTTTGATGTTTTTTTTGAGCTTCGAAAGCCAGGCTTATTGGTCTCATCCATTTGGAAATATCAAATTTTCCTTTAATTAATTTTAAATCTGGAAAACTTTGTTCAGGATGGCACTGTTCCAGAAAACATTTTTCTTTGGTGTAAAAACAAATATTAGCGGTGATTTGAAAAACTAATTTATCTTCTTCTACCATATTCCCAACAGGAAAAATAACACTCTTACCTAGATTTTTTGTGTCTCCTCTATTAGAGGTAATAAGAAAATCATTAGCTTTTTTAAAAGATATAGTAAAATCTATATCTACGGGACTTTTAAATTTAAATCTGTTTAAAAGACTCCATTTATGAGCATAACATTTATTATAACCCTTACTATTAATAAAAGTATATGCTTCTAAATCCTGATATAAAACTCTAGGAAAATCTCCTGTATAGAAGTAATTAACGATCATTGAGCAGCGGCATTCATACCATATTTTCTTTGCCAAAAAAACTTATATCCTATAAAAATACGAGAAATTTGATATATATCAATAATGAAAGAAATTAAGAAAATCTATGTGGCTACTCCGGCTTATGGGGGAATGTGCCATATGGGATATCTTCACTCTATACTCAAATTACAGATGATGTGTATACATAAAAAAATAGCTATGGCCTATAGCAGTGTGACTAATGAATCCTTAATTACAAGAGCTCGTAATACCTGTGTGTCGGAATTCTTGAATGATGAGTCAAAACCGAGTCATTTAATGTTTATTGATTCAGATATTCAATTTGATCCGATGAGCATTAAAAAAATGTTGGACTATGACAAGGAGGTAGTGTGCGGAGTATATTCCAAAAAAGACATTAATTGGGACTACGTATATAAGCTGACAGAGGAGCATCGGAAGAAAAAAATTAAAGAAAATGACTTACTTTTTTCTGCCTCTTTGGAATATAATCTTAATTTTAAAGATCCAATGAATGTGAATGTAGATAAAGGATTTGTAGAGGTTTTTGATGGAGCCACTGGATTTATGCTTATACAAAGAGGAGTTTTTGACAGGATGAAAAAAGCGTATCCAGAGTTGCAATATAAGACAGATCAATTTATAAATAGTCAGAAGTATAAATCAAAAAACACATGGGCGTTTTTTGATACTATGATTGACCCGGATGATAGACGTTACTTATCGGAGGACTATGCTTTTTGTAGATTATGGCAAAAAATTGGGGGTAAAATATATGCCGATATTACAAGTCCCCTTACGCATTGGGGTACATTTGCCTTTAAAGGTCACATAGGAACACGATTCAAGAGCAAAGAGGAATATAATGCCACTAACAAAAGTAAACTTCAAACCGGGAATAAATAAGCAAGATACTGATTACGGTGCAGAGGGAGGATGGACGGACTCTGATTTTGTACGTTTTCGCTACGG